CAAATACCTTTTCCATGGAAGGAGATAATAAATGGTAGCGATTACTAATACTCTAATCAGCCCAGGTATCAACGTATCAGAAGTTGATCTTACAACAGTTGTTCCAAGACTTGGTACGACTGTAGGTGCTATTGCTGGTATGTTCCCTTGGGGTCCAATGCAGCAGCGCATTCTTATCGGTAGCGAATCACAGCTTGTAGCCACATATGGCGAGCCAAATTCAAACAATGCTGAAACTTTTTTCACAGCAGCAAACTTCCTTTCATATGGTAATAGCCTTTATGTAGTTCGTGCTGGTAATACTACTTCAGGCGACGCTAACGCTTATTTGAGTGCTGCAGCGAATGGTGGAACTCTTACTGCAGGTAATACATCTGCTATAACTGTTCTTAATGAAATCGATTTTTCAAATAAGAAAGCAAACAACTATGCATTCGATGCTAATGCTATGTTTGTTGCTAAATTCCCAGGCGCTCTCGGTAACTCACTTAAAGTTTCTATTTGTGATAGCGTGAACGGTTATAACTCAAACGTAAACATGATGGCTTTGCCAGGAAATACAGTTGATACTACAGTTACTCTTGGTGTATCAAGTGGAAATACAACTGTTACTGTAACTGACACTAGCAACCTAAAAGCTGGTTTAGTTCTTTATTCTGTTTCAAACACTGGCCTTGGCATCACAAGTAACGTTACTTCAATTGTTTCTGTTACAAATACAACAGCATTCGTTATTAATGCTACACCATCTGCTACAAACGCAGCCGCAACCGCAGCTTTTATTACTGGTAAAGGTGCTGCTGATACAACACTTACTCTTACTGTACAGAGCGGTAATACGTCTGTTGCAGTGTCAGATACTACTGGTTTGAAAATTGGTACAGTACTTTATTCTGTTTCAAATACTGGTCTTGGTATCACAAGTGGTGTTACTGCTATTACAAACGTTGTAAACTCAACAGTGTTTATAATTAATGCTACACCATCTGCTACAAACGCAGCCGCAACCGCAGCTTTTATTACTGCTAGAGGTATTGCCAATATAGCTTATGGTGCTAGCAATCTTACTATTACTTTCGCTTCTAGTGGTACTGCTAATATCCAGGCACAAAATACACTAGCGACTGCTATTGCAAGTTCGTTTACTGTTGGTGACGTTATTCTTCTTGGTAACAATTCAATCGGTTATCAGTATAATAAAATCGTATCTATTGTTAACACAAGCAATACGACAGGTACTGGTTTGAACTTTGTTCTTAGCGATACATATAAGCTTACTGCTGACTGGAAAGCTAATACTTCTGTAAACGGTAATACTTCTGTTGTAAACATTCAACGTTTCTGGGAATATCAGAATCTATTCAATGCTGCTCCGATCACTTCTCAGTATGTTTATTTGAACGGTAATACACAGAACTGGGCTTCAAATACAGCGAACACTCCAGTTGACTCTATGCACGTTGTTATCACTGACAACCTTGGATCTTTCACTGGAACACCTGGTTCTGTTCTAGAAGTTTATACTAACGTATCACGTGCAAACGATTCTATTGGTCAGAGTGGTCAGTCTATTTTCTGGCAAAACGTTCTTAACACCCAATCAAATTATGTTTGGGCATTGAATCAGCGTTCAGATAATACTGCTAATACAGGAAACTCTGCAACTGTTATAAGCGGCTCAAACAATGCTCCATTCACTGCTAAATTTGTTGGCGGTCAGGATGGCGCTTCTGAAAGTGCTAACGCATTTACTACAATTGCTACGGCTTATAACTTTTTCCAAAATCCAACTGATGTTCAGATTAATCTCGTTCTTCAGGGTAAGCCAATCGGTGGTACATATAATAGTGGCGCTGCTGGTGCTATCACTGCAAATAATTTCAATCTTGCTAACTACTTGATTGATAATATTGCAACAACCCGTAAGGATTGCGTTGTATTCGTAACACCAGATGATTCTATCGTTTATAATAACAAAGGAAACGAAGCAACAGCTCTTGTTGCTTGGAGAAATACTCTTCACAGCACTTCTTATGCTGTAATGGACTCTGGTTATAAGTATCAGTATGATCGTTATAATGACGTATATCGTTATGTGCCAACTAACGGCGATATTGCTGGTCTTTGCGTAACTACAGATCTTTCTTCTGATCCATGGTATTCACCAGCTGGTTTCAATCGTGGTCAGATTAAGAACCTTATCAGAATGCGTTATAACCCATCTCAGACTGATAGAGATCTATTGTATGCGAATGCTATCAACCCAGTTGTAACATTCCAGGGTCAGGGTACTATTTTGTTTGGTGATAAAACACTTACAAATAAACCATCTGCATTTGATCGTATCAACGTCCGTCGTTTATTCATTACAATTGAACAGGCTATTAGAACAGCTTCTGATTATACATTGTTTGAATTCAATGATTCGTTTACAAGATCAAACTTTGTTAATTTGATTACTCCTTATCTTAAGAATATCAAGTCACTTCGTGGTATCACTGATTTCTATATTGTATGCGATGAATCAAATAACACACCTCAAAGAATTGACTCAAATCAGTTCTGGTGCGATATCTATATTAAGCCAGCCCGTTCTATTAACTTCATTCAGTTGAACTTTATTGCTGTTGCAACTGGTGTTCAGTTTACAGAAGTTCTTGGGCAATACTAAATAGATAAAACTCACAAAGGAGTAAGTTAAATGGCATTTAATATAGAAGAATTTAAATCAAAAGGCTTAACGCTAGGTGGTGCTCGTTCATCTCTATTCGTCTGCGAAATCGTATTCCCCTCTGGAGCTAACATCCAGAGTGGAGTAAACAGCAAATTCACGTTCAGCTGCCGTGCAGCTGAACTTCCAGCTATGACTATCGGAACTGTTGAAGTTCCATATTTTGGTCGTAGAATTAAAATTGCTGGCGATCGTACTTTCGCTGATTGGACAGCAACAGTAATGAATGACGAAGATTGGGCAGTAAGATCAGCTTTCGAAGCTTGGCAAAACGGAATTAACCAGATGGTTGGTAACGTTAGAACAACTCAATTTGTTAACGAACTTCCTACAGCACAAGGTGCAGTTGGCCCAACACCTGGTCAAAACCTAACTGGCGGTAGCTATAAACAAACTGTATCGATTACACAGTTTGGTAAAGGCGGTAACGAAATCGCTAAGTATCAATTGATTGGTGCATACCCAACAGATCTTGGCGCTATCACTCTTGATTGGGATAATCAAAATCAGATTGAAACATTCCCAGTTACAATCGCCTATGATTATTGGCTTCCAGTATCAGTAATTAGTGGCGGCGTTAATCCTAATCCAAGTGGTTCTGTTCTTGCCACAGATTATTCATCGCAGTTAGAATAATATATAATTGAATTATGGTAGGGGAGGCTTAGTCCTCCCCGAATTGAAAGAAAAGAAATGGCAGAATTATTCGGGTTCGAATTTAAACGTAAGGTTGTTACTGATCTAGCACCATCATTCACTCCAAAAGAGACAGAAGATGGTGCAGTTGTTGTTGCCGCTGGTGGTAGTTATGGAACATATGTTGACTTAGACGGCACAGTTCGAACAGAAGCAGAATTAGTTACAAAGTATCGTGAAATGGCATTACAGCCAGAATGCGATGCAGCTGTCGACGAAATTGTAAACGAAACTATGGCGATTGATGAAAAAGATATCGTCAAAATTAATTTAGACAACCTTCAAATTCCTGATCGCCTTAAGAAAGCGATTCATGAAGAATTTGATAACGTTATCAATATCCTTGATTTCCGTCGTTACGCTTACGAAATTTATCGTCGTTGGTATATCGACGGTCGTCTTTATTATCATGTAATAATTGATGATAAAGATCCGAAACAGGGTATTAAAGAAGTTCGTTACATTGATCCACGCAAAATCCGTAAAATTCGTGAAATTGTAAAAAAGAGAGTTAAGGGCGGTGAGAGCGGCGAAGCTGTTATTACCAAAACTCAGAATGAATATTATATTTTCAATGATAAAGGTTTCAATTATGGCAATAAGACTACTGGTCCAGCAACTAACGGACTACGTATTGCTAAAGACTCTATCCTTCATGTTACCTCGGGATTAACTGATACTAATGGAACAATGGTTCTTGGGTATCTACACAAAGCTATCAAAGCCCTCAATCAGTTACGAACACTTGAAGATGCTCTAGTTATCTATCGTCTTGCCCGTGCACCTGAACGTCGTATTTGGTATATTGACGTTGGTAATCTTCCTAAGATGAAGGCAGAGCAGTACGTTCGTGATATTATGGTCAAACATAAAAATCGTTTGATTTATGATGCCGAATCTGGCAACATAAGGGATGACCGCAAGTTCATGACTATGTTGGAAGACTATTGGCTTCCACGTCGTGAAGGAGGCAAAGGTACGGAGGTTACTACCTTGCCTGGCGGTCAGACACTTGGTCAAATGGACGACGTTCTTTATTTCCAAAAGAAATTTTATGGCACATTAAACGTTCCTATTAACCGACTTAATTCTGATGCATTGTTCTCACTTGGACGTGCTACCGAAGTTACCCGTGATGAATTGAAGTTTTCACGTTTTATTTCTCGTCTTCGTGCTAAGTTTGCTATGTTGTTTACTAAGATGCTTGAAAAGCAGTTGGTACTCAAACAAATTATGACTATCGAAGACTTCAATAATATCGCTGCTGACCTTCGTTTTGATTTCGAAAAAGATAATTATTTCAATGAACTTAAAGAAGGCGAAATTATTGATAATCGTATCAATCTTGCTCGTAATATGCAGGATATGATTGGTAAGTATTATTCTAACGAATGGCTTCGTAAAAATATCCTTAAACAAAATGATGATGATATTGAAGAGCAGGATAAAGAAATCGAAGAAGAAACAAATTCTGGTGATCCACGTTGGATTAATCCTATGATTCAACAGAATCAAATGAGTGATATGGAGATGAATGGTTTACAGCCACCAGAAGATGATACGAATCAAAACGAACTAGCTAACGATGATGATGTAGCTGCTGATCCTAAAGCTGATGAACAAACTAGAAAAATGCAAACAGCAACATCAACTTATAATCTTTTATCAAAAAAGAAAAATAGAACTTTGTCTGATGAAGCAAAATTAAAATCAGCAACCCAAATATTAACAAAAAATAAATAATTGGAGATAAAAAATGGATAATGAAACAACTTTTTCTGTACAGGATTTAATTAAGTTTTCTTATGAGCAGAAGCCAGTTGATTTTGAACAAGCTTTTAATTCTCTATTAGGAGATAAAATTGCATTAGCAGTTAATGATAGAAAGCTTGATGTGGCTCAAAATATGTTCAATAAAGAAGAAGACATAAATACTGAACAGGACTCAGATACAGAGGAAGAACTAGATGGCGAAGCAGCTTAAAGATATTTTAGCAGGAACGAGATCTTCAAAGATTGTTCCTGGTAATCTTGGTAAAGATCCAGGAGTAGATTACGAACCAAAAGCTGGCGACGAACAGAAGTTTGCTGCTTTACATGTACATCAGAAGCACGAATATCCTCATGACAACGAAGCTATGTTCACTGGCGCTGTTGATTATTCTTTAGATAGCTCAAAAGAAAAACGTCATGGTAATACAGAAAAGAAAGCTGAAAAGGCTGCATTTCCTACAGTAAAGGAATCTGTTGAACCAAAAAAAGCTGAGGACGCACAGTGTAATCGCACTCCAAAAGGAACTGCGTGTCCGTTACATGGTATGAATGAGTGCATGTCTGTTAAAACAATTAAAGAAGAAGATATTGATGAAGCAATGTCTCCTAAGCAAAAACAACACGCTAATAGAGTAAAAACAATGCCTGGTAAAAAGGGCAATGTTATGGCGAAGTCAAATTTCGAAGCACCAGTTCATAAAGTTCATGCTGTAATTTCTAAAAACGGTGGCGCTAAAGAAACTGTGAAACACGAAATTCAGGCTAAAGATAAACATGATGCTATGTTTAATATTCAGATGATGCATCATAAGGCTGGTCACAAAGTTCATGATACACATTATAAAGGTATCAAAGAAGAAGTAGAACAGATCGACGAACTATCAACTGATCTTTTACATCGTGCTGCTCATAAAGCAGCTAAAAAAGCTATGTGGGATCCAGAAGGTAGGGGCGGTAAAACTTTCAAAAAGTATGCTGGAATGGCAAACAAGTTCCGTGCCAAGGGTATGGAACAGGAAAAGAAAGAAAAAGCTGTAAAAGAAGAAACTATTAATGAAGGTATACAAACAAAACGTCGCGAAGACTTACATGGAAAAGATTCTAGACTGCATCATAAAGAATTAAAAGCATCTGGTCATGTAAGCAAGGGTTCTGATGCAAATTATAAAAATAGTGAAGGAACAACACATTATTACTATCATCCTAAATCAAATACCATGCATGCATTTCGTGCCAAAGGTGGAAAAATTAATCATGCATTTGAATGGAACCCTAATCATTCTTATGCTAAAGCTCATGGCGGTAATGTAAAAGAAGAAGCTCTTGACGAGCTATCACCTGCTACTATGAAATCATATGTGAAAAAAGCTGGTGCTGATAAACGTGATTCGGAAATGAAATCGAAAGTATACAGTAAACTTGCTAATACTTTAGATTCACAAAGTCCAAAAGATGCTTCTGACGTTAGAGCTCAAGGTCATGGACATTATGTAAATGCTAAAAAACGTGGCGAAGGTATCAAACTAGCAAAGAAAAAACTAGGTGAAGAAGTTATCGACGAAGTACTAACTAAGTCAACAACTGCTGGCGAAACTATTTCTGATTTCGTTCATTCAAAGAACCCTAAGTTTGCTGGTAAGTCAAAAGAGAAGCGTAAAGAAATGGCGCTTGCTGCTTATTACCAAAAACAGCGTAATGAAGAAGTAGAAATTTTAGAAGACGCTCATGAAATCGCTAAGAAGTATAAAGATTATGTAACTGGTGGCGGAACGCCAGAAACTGCTAGTCGTTATAAGTCACATGTAAATATGCTTTCGAAAAAAACTGGCGAGCATCCAGATGATATCAATAAGCAAGTTAGAAAACATGTAAAGGCTATGAAAGAAGACGTACATGGTTCTTCTGATATTGCTAAGTATAAAACAAATGATACTGAAGAAGAAATAGAAATGGTTCGCACTGAGTTAAAAGCTATTGCTAATAAAACTATGCATATGCTTTCTAACATGCCAGCCAATCATCATATAGAGCCTTGGATTCAAGCTAAAATTGCAGCTGCAAAAGAAATGATTGGTTCTGTTCATGATTATATGATGTACAGCGAACCAGAAGAAGACGAACAAACAGACACACCAGTAACGTTCCCTAATATGGCGAACGATAGCGCCGCAGGAGTTAACGTATGATCATCGTAAAACCACAAGGTGCGCAGGTAGCACTGGGGTCTTCTAACAACGTATCTAATGCTACGCTTATTTACATTGTCAACACAAGCACTGCAGGTGTTGCTAACGTAGCATATGCGAATGGTACTGTTTATGCTAACGTAACTGTTACAAATACGTATCCTACAATTTTACAAAAAACAAACACAGACCTTGTAACAGGTACATCGACTATGTTTGCTGTTCCAGTAGCTTATAAGGGAGCATAATAGTGAAACTTATCACCGAACTTTTCGAAGATATGGAATACATTACCGAAGCTAAAGAAAACGGTGAAAAAGAACATTATATTCATGGCATTTTCCTTCAGGCTAATAAGAAAAATCGTAACGGTCGTATCTACCCATTACATATTATGGAAAATGAAGTTAATCGTTATATGAACGAAGTTGTTAAAAACAAACGTGCGTATGGTGAACTTGGTCACCCAGCTGGACCTGCGATCAATCTTGATCGTGTATCGCATATCATCACAGAACTAAAACGTGATGGTGATAACTTTATTGGTAAAGCAAAACTAACAGATACTCCAATGGGAAATATTGCTAAAGGCTTATTGAAGTCTGGAGCAAACCTTGGTGTTTCATCTCGTGGTCTCGGTTCTTTGAAACCAACACGTGATGGTGTTATGGAAGTACAAAATGACTTCCACCTAGCAACTGCTGCGGATATTGTAGCTGACCCATCAGCCCCAGACGCTTTTGTTAAAGGCGTAATGGAAAATGTTGAATGGGTTTATGATGCAGCAAAAGATTCATGGCATGAAGAAAAGCTCGATAATATGAAAAAAGCGATGCATAAAATGACTATGGATCAGCTAGAAGAAAACAAATTTGCGATTCTAGAGGGTTATCTTAACTCTCTAGCATTAAATTCAAAAAATTATAAATAATTTAAATTCCACAATGGGAGACCTTAAATGACAGATCAAGTAGAAAACACAGAAGTGCACGAAGATTCAATGGCTGCTTCTTCACTTCGTCCAGGATCAAAAGACATCGCTGACCCTAAGTCAAAGATGGAAATGATCGCACACGTTATCGGTTCTATGCACGCTATGAAGAGCGACGAACTTACAAAGTGGTTCAATGACACTATTGCGCAGTTTGGTCCAGGCAAGGATTATGGCGTTGGTGATAAGTCAGCTTCAAATCAGTCTTCAATAGATATGAATGGTGGTTCTGGTCCAAAAACTAGAGATCCTATGCCAAAGCTTTCTGTAAAAGAAGACGTTGAAGATATGTTCGCTGGACAGGATTTGTCAGAAGAATTTAAAGAAAAAGCAACAACAATTTTCGAAGCTGCTGTTACAGCCCGTGCTATGTTGGAAGTTGCTCGTCTTGAAGAAGAATATGAAGAAGCTCTTGATGAAGCTGTTTCTGAAATTAACGAAGAGCTTACATCTAAGCTCGACACATATCTTGATTATGTAACTGAACAATGGATGGAAGCAAACGAAGTTGCCATCGAATCAACACTACGTAACGAAGTTATGGAAGAATTTGTTGATGGATTGAAGAACCTATTCGTAGAACATTATATGGATGTTCCAGAAGATAAGGTTGACGTTATTGAATCTCTTGCAACTAAGGTTGAAGAACTAGAAGAAAAGCTTAACGAACAGATTACAGAAAATGTTGAAATGAAGAGAGCTTTTGTTGAAGTTGAAAAAGAGAAAGTATTAGAATCATATGTTTCAGAACTTGCACTTTCCCAGCAGGAAAAGTTTGAGGCTCTAGCTGAAGGTATTGATTTTGATGGTGATATCGAAACTTATTCACGTAAGCTTTCAATCATCAAGGAAAAGTATTTCACCGAACAGAAGACAGCTCCAGTAAACACAAATATTACTGAAGAAACTTTTGAAGGGGAAACAGGTTCAACAGATACTGTATCTTATGATCCATCAGTTAAGCGTTACGCTGACATAATTTCTAAAACTCTTAGAAAATAATCTATTATAAATAATAAACCAACCCAAGTTAGAAAGGGAGACTAAAATGTATCTAGCTGAGGAAATTCAAAGAAAGTGGACTCCAGTTTTGGACCACGCCGACCTTAATCCAATCAAGGATCAGACACGCCGTTCAGTAACTGCTGTCGTTCTTGAAAACACAGAACGTGCTCTTCGTGAGTCCGCTTCTCATGGCCAGTACCAGACTCTTATGGAAACTGGTATTGCTCCAACTGCAGTTAACGCCATGGGCGGTTCAAGCTCATCTGCTGGCGCTGGTGGTATCGATACTTTCGATCCAGTTCTTATTTCTCTAGTACGTCGTGCAATGCCAAATCTTATTGCCTATGACATCTGCGGCGTTCAGCCAATGACTGGTCCAACTGGCTTGATTTTCGCAATGCGTTCTAAGTATAACACTCAGGCTAACAGCACTGGCGGTTATGCTAACGGCAACCAGGACAACGAAACCTTCTACAACGAAGTTAATACAGCATTCTCTGCTGTACAGGGCAACAACACAACAGCTAACGCTGCTATTGGTGCTGGTAACAACTCCGTAACTGCATTCACTGGTACTATCCCAGGTGCAACAAACACAACTCCATTCGCTAGTAATGCTTCCGACTACGGCAAGTACAATACTGGTGCTGGTATGTCAACTTCTACTGCTGAAGCATTGGGTTCAAACACCTCTGGTGCTGGCGACTTCGCTCAGATGGCTTTCTCAATCGAAAAGGTTACTGTAACTGCTAAGTCACGTGCTCTAAAGGCAGAGTACACAATGGAATTGGCACAGGATCTTAAGGCTATCCATGGTCTTGACGCTGAAACAGAATTGTCAAATATTCTATCAGCTGAAATCCTTGCTGAAATCAACCGTGAAGTTGTTCGTACAATCAACATCACTGCTGTTGCTGGTGCTCAGGAAAATACAACTACTGCTGGTGTATTCGATCTTGACACTGACTCAAACGGTCGTTGGTCAGTTGAAAAGTTCAAGGGACTTATGTTCCAGCTTGAAAGAGAAGCTAACCAGATCGCCAAGCAGACCCGTCGTGGTAAGGGTAACCTAGTAATCTGTTCTTCAGACGTTGCTTCTGCTCTACAGATGGCTGGTGTTCTTGACTATACTCCTGCTCTTAATTCAAACAACCTACAGGTTGACGATACAGGTAATACCTTCGCTGGTGTTCTTAACGGTCGTCTACGTGTTTATATCGACCCATATGCAGTTGGTGGTAACTACCTAACTGTTGGCTATAAGGGCTCTTCAGCATTCGACGCTGGTTTGTTCTATTGCCCATATGTTCCTCTACAGATGGTACGTGCTGTTGACCAGCAGAGCTTCCAGCCAAAGATCGGCTTCAAGACTCGTTATGGCATGGTAGCAAATCCATTCGCAGAAGGTCTTTACAAGGGTTCAGGCGAACTTGTTGTTTCTACAAACAAGTACTATCGTCGTATCATCGTAAACAACCTAATGTAATTGAAACCTCGCTGATTCAAAGGCGAGGCAATACAAGACGGTTTCAAGCCGCAAACTTTAAGGGGATCTTCGGGTCCCCTTTTTTATTGACTTTTTTTACGTTAACCAGTATAATCATATATGAGATGACTATAACTAAATAGTAATAATCATTGGAGATAATAATGGCTGCTTTAGATAAAACACCTTCGAATAAGAATTTCCTTAATCCGCTGAATTTTAAATTTCAAATACAGCGTGCGCCAAATGTAAATTTCTTTATTCAAAAAATAAATATCCCTTCGATTACTCTACCTGAAATCGAAGTTCCAACACCATTCGTTAATATTCCTGTTCCACAAACGAACATGGTATTTGGTATGCTCGATATTACTTTTAAAGTAGATGAGGATTTGCAAAATTATCTAGAAATTCATAACTGGATAAGATCATTGGGCACACCATATTCTTTAGGTTTAGAGCCAAAATATCCTAATTTATCTTATAGAGAAACAACGTCAGAATCACAAAACGTTGGTTCTGAAATAACATTGACCATATTAGATGCATTAAAACACCCTACGTATCAGTTTGTTTTCCATAGAGCATTTCCTATAAGTTTATCGGAGATCGTTTTTGATACTACAGATGATGATGTAAATTACGTATCAGCTTCAGCATCATTTAAATACATTCTTTTTGATGTAGATTCAGTTAGCACTTGACTTTTTTGATATAATAAAGTATACTATGATTACGTTGAGAGGTAATCATGAAGATAGATGCTATTTACGAAGAGTGGAACAAAGATTCAGATATTGATAAAACAGAGCTAGGCGATGAAGCATTAAAGATACCTAAGCTTCATCATAAGTATTTTCAAATATATTCTGCCGAAAAGCTTTTGCTTAGGAAATACGAAGCTGAGATGAAGTCATTAAAGTTGGCGAAGTATGAATTTTATACTCAAGGACCAACTAAAGAAACGCAAGAGTTAGGTTGGGTGCTTCCAGCAAGAGGTATGATCCTTAAGCAAGAGATGCCTATGTATATGGAAGGCGATAGAGATCTTATTGACTTGTCGCTTAAGATTGGTATGCAGCAAGAAAAAGTAGAGCTGTTAGAGTCTATTATTAAAAGTTTAACGAATCGTGGATTCCAAATTAAATCAGCTATTGATTGGTTCAAATTTACAATGGGAGCTTGATATGACAGTGGAAAATTGGTTTCCAACACCAATTTATTATAATATGATAGATAATTTAGATAAAGTTCAAGAAGAATTAAACAATATATATATTCAATTAAAAAAAGAAAATAAATTTAATAGACCAGATTTTTTTACAAGTTCGAACCATACATTAAGTGATTCTTCATTTACAGAAAACCTAGTTGAAAAATATAATTTAATTTCATTTGAAAAGGAATTATTCGTTAATATTTACAAATACCTAGACGTTATTTACGGATCAAATTTTCCTAAAAAATTTAAAATTGAATCTAGTTGGTTTACAAATACAGAAAAAAATCAATATTCTTTAAGACATAACCATGGGGCAGCTGATATATCTGGTGTTTATTATTTAAAAACAAATGAATTAGATGGTGATATATATTTTTATAATCCCTGTCCGCAATACGATTCAACTAAAATTTATCATCAAGATAGAGTGTTTCAAACAGTAAAATATAGCCCTAAAGTTGGTAAAATTATACTTTGGCCAGGTTGGCTTGACCATAAAACAACTGAAAATAAAACAGAAAATAACAGAGTAAGTTTATCGTTTAACATTATTTTTGATTGGTACTGATGGATATTATTGAAGTCTCGAAATTTGATGAGACATATAACAAAATTACATGCGACCCAGGTATCGGGTTCGAACTAAACGATCACTTTACGTTCGAAGTTCCAGGCGCTAAGTTTATGCCAGCTGTCAGAAATAAATTCTGGGACGGTAAAATTCGTTTGTATAATCCCATGAGTTGTTTGCTTTATGCTGGACTTAATCCATACATAGAAGAGTTTGCTAATAAACGAAATTATCAAGTAATATATAAATCAGATTTTAGTGCTGAAGAGTTTTCTCTTAAAGAAGCAAATGACTTTATTGATAATTTAAATATACCTTCGAAATATGAACGTAGGGATTATCAAGTTGATGCCTTCACATATGCGATACGTAATCGTAGAGCACTTATGCTTTCACCAACTGCCTCAGGAAAATCATTTATCATCTACTTAATAGCGAGATACTCCAATGCACGGACTCTTATTATTGTTCCAACTACTTCTTTGGTTAGTCAACTTGCCTCTGATTTTGCTGACTATGGTTTTGTATCTGATAGGTACGTTCATAGAATCTTCGC